TGGCGAGCGTCTTCGGGTCGATGTTCCCGCCCATCCCTGGGGCTGGCGGCATCGGCATTGGCGGCTGGCCCCCACCGCCCGTCGGCGGAGGGGGACCGCCCGACCCGTCGGGAGGCCCAGGGGGGGCGCCCCCAGACCCCTCTGGGCCCATCGGCGGCATCATGGGGGTCATGCCAGCCATACCCATCGGGTCGACGTACATCTCAGGGTTGCTGATCCCGAAGCCGTCGCGCAGCACGTGCGCCGCCAACTTCGGCAGGTTGATCACGCCAGCGCCGATGAGGGGCGCCATCGCGTCCATCATCTGCAGCGCCGACTGACGGCGGAACGACTCGTTGTTCGGCTGGGTGGAGCCAGCCTCCACCTCGAAGTCGAACTCGCCCTGGATCCACTCGCGGTCGAACTGCAGCCAGTGTGGCCCGCCGTTGACGCCGACCACGCGGACCACCTGGTCGCCAGTCAGCATCTCCTGCGCGAGCGCGATCAGGCGAGAAGCGATCACCGCGATGAAGCCCTCGACGATCGCCAACTTGTCGGCGGAACGCGCGTTGGCGGCGTCCTGCATCATCGCCGCCTCGGTGGCGGTCCTGCGGACCTCGGGCATCCCGCCGCGCTGGTACTCGGACACGCCCGTGATGCGGTCGATGTCCTGCTCGATCAACTCCGACTGCTGATAGAAGTCGGGAGGGATCGGGATGGCAGGAATCGGCATCATCACGTCCGTCAGGGGCTCGTTGCCCATGACGGGGACCATCGTGTTGTCCTCGTCGGACTCCAGCGCCGAGCGACCCTTCGGGTCGAACGACGCCTCGCGGAACAGCCACTTGCGCTGGTAGCGCTTGCGGTGGTTCAGCATCTGCGTGCGCGTCTCGTTCAACTCCCGCTGCAGCGGCTCCAGCGCTTCGAGGTCGCCCATCGGGTAGAAGTGCTCGGGCACCTCGTAGTTGCGGATCATCACGAACGGGTGGCCGAACGCGAAGGGGGACGGCGCGGGCTTGATGAGGAACGTGGCGTCCTTCTGGTCGGTGGTGTCGCAGAACGTGCAGACCGTCTTGCGACGCAGGTCGTAGAACTCCCACACGTCCACGTAGCCGCCGCTCGGATCCCGCTCGGAGCGGTAGTCCTTCTTGGCGTAGCTGTCTTCGCCGTCGTACTTGGCGTACGAACCGCTCACGACCTTGTCGCGGCCAGCCTTGAGGTAGCGCTTGTCCTGCTGGACCGCCTTCACCGATCGGCGGATGCGCTGAGCGATCCAGCCGATGTCGTCCATGCACGTGCCCATCGGATCGACGTAGATGTCGTGCGGAGACACGCGCTCGCCGAAGGGGCGGTCCTCGGTGATGACCGTGTTCGCCTCGACGGTGGCGTCGGGCTTCGGGTCTGCGTAGTCGTCTGCGGGCTCGCCGTCGTAGCCCGCATCCCCCGACTCGGACGAGTCAGCAGCGTCCTGCTGCTGACTGGAGTACTTGTAGCCCGTCTTGATCCAGCCGTGCCCGATGATCAGGAAGTCCTTGACGGCGCGCTTGAAGGACTGCTGGACGCCATAGTGCCGCCACCAGTAGTTCACCACCGCTTCGGTGATGATGGCGCGATCGGCGTCCTCCGACTTGCGTGCGGAGACGGTGATCTTCGGGTGGTTCACCGACACGCTCGGGCCGATCACGTTGATCGTCGCGAACGACACGTTCACGACCATGCGGTCGGACGTGCTCATGTCGTCGTAGTGCTTCCCTCGGTAGAGGTCCACCAAGAGGCACCACAACTTGTCCAACTTCTCCGTCTCGCGCCACTTCTTGGACGCCTGCAGACGGTCCCTGTAGGACTTGAGGATGTCGGCGTTGCGGGCTCGGGCCATCAGACGCCAGGATCAGCCTTGACCTGCGGGGCCAGAGCCTGCTTGGCGATGGCGCGGTCGACGGTCGCCTCGGAGTACACGTACTTCCGAGCAGCCATGCCGATGAGGCCCAGCAGGGCGACAGTGGTCAACTGTCCAGCCGAGTTGAGCTCCAGCGCGCCCGTCACGACGTAGCCGACGATCTGGGCGACGACGGCGACGATCGTGAAGATGCGCACCGCCTCCTTCGAGAGGCTGACCTTGCTCACTTGGACTCCTCCTTCGCGGCGCGGCGCGCCTTCTCGTCCTCGCGGGCGACGCGAGCGTCGTCCTTCACCTGCTGCTTGCGGACCTCCTCGGCCACGGCCTCGGCGTCCTCTCGGATCTGGGCCTCCAGGGCCTCCGAGTCGAGGCGCGACTGCTGCTGCGCCTCATGGACGGGGTCGACGGTCGGGTCGGCCTCGTTCGCGTCCTCCTGGGCGGTGAACTCGAACCAGAGCGGCGAGACTCCGCCGACGCTGGCGTGGCGCCCACCCTTGATCTGGTAGGTGTGGGGCTCATCGTCGAAGCCGACGACGTGGACGGTGTCTCCGACCTCGTAGTCACCCACGGGGTGGGTGAGGACGACGTCGAAGGGGAACGACTGGTCAGTGACGTGGGTGATCATGAGGGCTCCTTGCACGCATCGATCGCTTGCTTCTGGGCTTCGACTGCCTTCTGCAGGGCTTCGCCCGTCACCTTCGACGTGGTGATGGCCTGCCCAAGCTTGGCGACCACTCCAGGGATCTGCGAGCGGTCGGTACTCAACTGCACGACGAACTGGCCGACCAGTTCGTCCACCTCGCCGAGCGAGATGACCTTCGACGTCAGCGCGACGTTCACTGCGTTCGCCGCCTTCGAGCGGCAGGACTGCTCTTCGCGAATCGCCTCCAACTGGACGTTCTTCTGGTTGCGGTCCAGTGTGGTCGACACCAGGGCGAAGGCCACGCAGGACAGCAGGAGGAAGATGCTCAGCGCCGCCCACAACTTCCAGTTGCGGACGTCGTACCAGTGGTGGTGCGAGTGCTGCTCGAAGCGGGTCGACTCACTGGTCATCGTCGCCATGCCTCGATGTCGGCCTCCAGGTCGCGGAGGGCCTTCCTGTACGCATCCCGCTCGTCTCGTACCTGGTGGTAGAGATCTCGAAGCTCATCGAAGTTGGCCTTCCGAACGACAGCGTCGTCATCATCTGACTGAGCGCGTCGGTTAGCGATCGCAACGAAGATCGCAACCGCGCCTGTGAGGAAGCCGCCGATGCCTGTGAGCAGAAGCGCGATGGAAGTCGGGTCCACATCAGATCCATCGGTTCCCGACGGGCTCAGGCTCGATCCCGCGCGCCCGCGCGTCCTCGACGATCCGATCCTGGGACTGGCGGTTGGTCAAGCCTTCGCCGTACAGGCGGTCCTGTAGCGGGCCCAGGTCGAACGTGAGCGATCGAACCTTGCAACCGAAGCACAGGCCGTGACGTCGATCGTTGTCGGAGTCGAGGGAGCGGCCGCAGGGGCAGTGCGTGGTCATCGCCCATCGGTCCCGTCTGGTACGTTTACGCAGCCGATCTGACCGAAAGTGAGCCGATCGAGCCCAACTTCGTGGTCTTCTTGGACGATTCGGCCAGTTCAGCGAACCAGTCGAGCGTGAACGGGGTCGCCTTCTGCTCCACCTGGTACTCAGGGAGGTGGACGTAGTTCAGCATCTGCCAGGCGATGGCAAGGCTCATGACGCGGTCGTCGTGAGGCGAGCCCTCCATCCGCCCCTTGGCGTCACGTCGGTACGTGCGCATCTCCCGCAGTGTCTCCGCACACCGCAGGTCGATCTCCTGGTCGCGAACGCTACCAGCCAGCCCGTCGATTACGATGGGCTTGCTGGCCTTCGTGGTGCGCCACCCGAGAATCTCGGTCTGCTTCGCCACGACGTTCGAGTCGCGGCGCTGCTTGTAGATGTTGGGGTAGCCAGCGCGCTGAAGGCCCTTCAGCGTGACGAGCCCGTGCATGTTGGACTCGACACCAACCAGGCAGCCGCCATACCACCACCCGAGACTTGCGAGGACGTCCTCGCCGAACAGGTCGGGATCCACGTGACCGTGCCAGTGGGCTACCACCTCCCCTGTTCCCGCGGCCACTACGTGGGCCGACGAGAAGTCGCCATGTTCGAGGCCTTCGGCCACGTCCGCTCCGATGGCGTAGACACCCCCGAGGACGGGAGGACGCCAGACCTTGAGCTCGCCGAACGTGTGCAGGTGGAACTGCGGCTCCTTCGGCTTCCCTTGGAGAGGCACAAGCCTTCCTTCGTCGGGCTCCTGCGGCTCGATGCGCCGCAGCATCTCCAGGTCGAAGACGGGGTTGCCCGAGCGGATGAACGCCTCCTCGGCGTTGTCGGGGTACTCCTGCCACATGATCCACTCGCGCCCGAGGCGGCGCGCCTGCTTGATCTTGCGGTCGTACCAGGCCTGGTCGCGATCGCTGGTGGCCCAGTTGAAGAACAGCGGCACGAAGGGGTCGTCCTCGTGCTGCGCCGACTCCCACAACTGGTGGAAGATGTTGCCCTCGCCGTTCGCTGTCGACAGGGCGATGACTCGCCCGCCGACATCGGTGATCGGCTCGATCGAGGCCCAGGCCTCGTCGGGGTTCGGCAGGAAGGCCATCTCGTCGAGGACGGCCAGCCAGACGGCCTCACCACGAGCGGGGTCGTTGCCGCTCGGCAGCGACTCGATGCCCGACTCGTTCTCCCACATCTGCTTCTCGGCGGTGCTGTTCGTCTCGCGCGGGCCGCGCACCTTCATCCAGGCAGGCAGGAACTTGTACCCGTACTTCGACTTCTGCAGCAACTTGGCCGCTTCGCGCTCGCCCTTCGAGAGCATGACGACGTAGCGGTCCGACCAGAAGAACGTCGCCCAGAAGGCGAACGCCGCCACGAGGGTGCTCCACCCGATCTGGCGGGCCTTCAAGCAGATGACGCGGTCGTGGTCCACGAACGCCTGCAGGGCCACGATCTGGCCCTCGTAGGGGTCGAACTTGATCTTGCCGCGCTTCGGGTGGCGGATGTGCCAGTAGTTGCGCACGAAGTACAGGAAGGCCTCGGCGTCACCATCGCCGCGGCACTTCCTCCACTCCTTCTCTTGCAGCAGTTCATCGAGAGTGCTCATGCCCGTCCAAACGCCTGCATAGAACCGAGATGGTTGCGCCGCATCGCGGGCACCCACAGACCGCTGTAGCCGCCGCCCGCAGGCGCGACAGCCACCTCGATGTACATGGACTGCCAGCGGGCACTGGTCATCGTGAAGGTCGGGGTCGAGTCGTACGAGCCGATCAGCCACTCCGACTTCGATCCGAAGTTCGGGCCCGTGCCGTTGGCTCCAGTGCCACCAGTCCAGCCCGCCTCGGCGGTCAGCGCCTGGTTGGCGCGACAGCCCGCCCAGAAGATCTGGCCGTTGTTGGCGTCGGCGAGGGCGGGAGCGGAACCAGATAGGCCTGGCGTCGTCGAGGTGGTGCCCGTCGGGCCATACACCACCTGGACGATGAAGCCAGCGCCAGTGTCGTGACCCGTCACCTGGAGGACGGCGTACGCCATTCCGATGTTCACGACCGCGCTCGGCACGCCCATCGAGATGGTCGAGGCGGAGCCGTTCGCCGACGGGATGTACCAGCCCCCGATGGCGGAGATCCCGTCGGTCTGCTGCCCGCCGCCCATCTCGGTCCACGTTCCGCCGAACGTGTTGGTCGGCGTCAACTTCGGTGCAGTCGTCGCCTCGCGCGAGCAGTACAGCACGATCACGCCAGCTCCGCTGGCGGGGGTCGTGCTCGGGATCGTGTATGCCGAGGGGCCAGTGACGTCGGTGCTGTCCCAGCCCCTCGTCAGTTCAGAGATCGCCAGAGCCACGACTCACCACTCGCTGACGTAGGCGTTGCCCGTTCCCGAAGCCAGGATCCCATCCACGATGCCAGTGTAGATCTCGGGCCCCGAGATCTCGTACACCGTCGCAGCGGGGAGTTTCA